CAGCACGCCAACGGCTAACAGCCGGTACGGCGCGGGGATCAGGTCGACGACACGCATAGCACAGCCCTCGCCCGCTCCCACAGCTGCAATCTTTCCGCCAAGCCATTGAGGCCGCCATTAATCTTGCGGGTGATCGCTTCGAACTCATCCCGATCGGCCAAGGCGTTCAACTCGCGCACCCACCAAAACCACGCCGCCGATTCCGCGGCCCATTGCGGCTGCTCGAGCAGCTCGGGCGTGCGCAGCAATCGCTCGTCGCCGAACAACGCTAGGCTGCAGCGCAGATAGTTATTGCGGCCGGTCACCTGGATCAGGCCGCGACCGCGATAGCGCTGGCCATCGCCGTCCGGGTCAGGTGTGTTACCCAGTTTCATCGCCAGATTGCCGGTGTCGTATTTGCTCAGGTACTGATCGCCACCCACTTCCCGGACGTACTGCAGTTGCCCTGACTCGTGCCCCACCTGGGCCAGGAATGCCGCTTGGCGTTTCGGCGTGTTGATTTGCCGATACGCCATGGCGGCGTTGAGGGCGGATACAAAAACGCCCGCTTGGCGGCGGGCGTTCGGCATGATGCGTTGCAGCTGTGGCTCGGTGATGGACATACAAACTCCAGGCGTAAAAAAACCGCACGCGGCGGCCGGGGATGCGCAAATGCGCGGTTACAGGTTCACGACCTTGAGCGGCTTCGCGACCTTCTTCGGTTTCTTGCCCTCGGCTTTCGCCTTGCCGGTCTTGCCGCCGTTGCACTCGACGGTGGTCGACCAGCCGGCTTGGGTATACACCTGCTCGACGGAGTCGGTCAGGTACTCGCCATCGAGGCCGACCTTGAAGCCCTGGGCAATGATCGGGCGTTCGGCAAACAGATCCGTGCGGCCAGGCATCTCAAACCGCACGCCGGCGCTCGATCGGTTGAACGCGGCCAAGCGCGCCTTGGCGGCGGCTTCGGCGGCGGTTTTGTCGTGGTAGATATGCCGATCGGTATGCACCGCCGGCAGGCCGGTCGGTAAGTCGTCATTCTCCAGCGAGACGACCACCAACTTGCCGGTTTTCTTGTCCTGGTGTTTGGCCCCCACCGACTTGTGCGTGTTGCGGTCGCCCAGGTTGAACTGCCAGCGGCTGACGTCCGCCCGGGTCAGGATGATCGCACCAAAGGCCTTGCCGCTGGCCGTCTGCCCACCTTGACGCGGCATGACCAGCAACTTGCCGTCGGCAACCTTCGCCGTGCAATCATATTGCTTAGCCAGGCGCGTGATGAAATTAAAGTCCGACTCGCCGAGCTGGTCCGCCCGGGCGACCTTGGTCGACACCGGACACCCCGCCGCCCAGCCATTGCGCGCGGCGATGTCGCCGACGATCTTCGACAGCGGCACGTCCTCCCAGCTCCCGCTGCGGATGGTCTTGCCACTGCCGCGCATGTCGCTGGCCTTGCCTTTGATCACGATGGTATCCGGTGGACCGGACACCGTGACCTCATCGACCACGTAACGGCCCAGGCGGGCCACGCCCGTCTCGACATAACCCAGGTAGACCTCGATGCCGATGCCGCGCCGGGGTAGCGTTACCAGGCCGTCACGGTCATCAATGCGCAACTCGAAGGTGTCCGAATCCATACCTGGCTTGTCGGTGGTACTGAGCTGAATCAGCCGATCATTGATCAGGCCGGTGATATCGGCACCGTCTGCGACAATGCGAAACGAGGGGGTCATGGATGTTTTCCAAAAAAAAACCCGCACAAGGCGGGCAAAAAAGTAAGGGAGCTACAGCATCCAACACTGTGAGAGTAGACCATTAATCCCATAACGTTACCTGCTCCTGAGAGGGTGCGATCAACTCCGGCAACACGATCAGCACGCCATCGCGAAACGGTTGCGGCTCATCGGCCAGCCCCTGATTGGCATCCAGCACCGCCTCCACGCTGCCATTGAGATGGCCATAGAAGTTATGGCAGATGGTGTCCAGCAGATCCCCTTCAGACGTTCTGCATGTCGTCGCCATAGCGCGCAAACTCCAGAGTGAACCCTTGTTTACGCGGGATACCGCCCTGCATCAGCGCGCTTTGTTCTTCCTCGATACTCTTCAGGCACCAGGTGCCCAGCACGTCGCCATAACCCGTGGTCAGGGTCAGCGGTTTGAGCTGGCCGCCGATCGTGCGCAGCGTGTCGAGCTGCTTCAAGCCGGCCTTGAAGCCCGGAAAAATCGCGCCCTTGAGGGTGATCTTTTCTTCTCCGATGCCCACACCCTGCTGCGCCGGCCGACGCGACAGGCGCTCCTGAGAAGCCCAGCGGAATTCGGTCGAGCGGCGCAGCTCATCAAAGGCCGCCGTGTCGAGGTTGAAGAAATACGGCTGCGCCTTGGGGTCTTGCGGCTGGAGAATCAGCAGGTGCGGAAACGGCTTAACCGCCTCCGGCGCCGGCGTCTGATCCGTGGCGAAGGCCCCCGTGGGCACGATGTTGGCCAGCGACGGGCTGATCTTGCCGGCGATCGCGTTGATCGCCGTTGCCGCCTTGCCCGCCTGCTCCTTCAGCACCCCCATGCGCTCGTCAATCTGTGACAGCGCGCGGGTGGCCGTGCCGTACACGGCCACCACTTGGCCGACCTTCGCTTGCGCCGCGTTCACCGAGCGCATGACGCGCTGAAGTTTGGCCCCCACCGCCGGCCCGACAAAGGGCAAGCCCTCCAGCTCGGACGCCGCGCCGGTGATTTCCCCGATCGCGCCATTCACCGGCCCCAGCATGCCGTCCAGGCTGCGCCGCCCGGTTTCCCCGGCCGAGGCCAGGTATTTCAACCCTGACTGTAACTGCTGCAATGCAGTCTTTTCCTGATCAGACATATGCCCTCCTGATTAAACGTGCGGCGCGTCATAGAGCTGACTGCTGCCCACCTGCTTGGCCATGTCGCGATAGTACTGATCGAGCTGCGGCTTGATCTGCGCAAAAAGCTGGTTGCCATCCTTCACGTCGCCATTGACCGTCAACGAAAACGGCGCCTGAATCGCCACATTCGACTCGACTTTGGGCGCCACCGGGGCCGCCGCCATGGGTTTGACCAACGCCCCTATCGCCGCGTCCGCGCTGGCCGGGGGCAACATCATGGCCTTGGCCGCCTCCCCCGGTTGCGGCGCTGGGTCTTCCAAGCCCGACTTGATGACCTTGGGTCGACGCAGCTCGGAGCCCGGGAAACGCACCTTGTTGGCAAAGTGCGGCAGCAACATGGCGTCCTTGGAGTTGAGGTCGCGCGGGTCATACGACACCGGCGGCGCCGACGGTCCCGGGGCAGCCGCTTCGGTCGCGGCCACACTCGCCCCCAGCCCCGTGCCTTTGCCTGGGTTGGCCAGCATCAACGGCCCGGTAGTCGACGGCGCAAACGACTGGGCAATCCCGCCCAACACCGGCGGGATGTCCTTGCCGGCATTGGCCATCATCAACGGCCCGGCGGCCGGCAACCGCTTCAGGTCGTCCGGCGTACCGAACGCCGCTTTGCCCAGCGCACCGCCCAGGGCGTCACCGCCCTGACTACCGAGATAACCGCCAATCAACCCACCGACAAAGGTGCCTATGACCGGCAGCACCATCGTGCCGAGCGCAGCACCGGCCGCCGCGCCGGTCAGCGTGCCCGCCAATCCGCCCACAGCCGCACCGTAACCTTCGGCTTTTTCGTCCTGCGTCACGGCGTTGTCGTAGGTGTCCTTGGCCTTCAGACCCGCCTCCACCACCGCAAAAATCGCCGGACCTTTCACCCCCGTGGCCACCGTGCGCCCGCCCCCACTGACCGCTTTCCCGACCGTACTGGCGGTACTCGCCGTGCTGGCCACCTTGGCCACTTTGCTGGTGTTTGAGGCGGTCGAGACGGCGTCGGCCAACTTGGCCGCCCTACCCCCGCGACCACCCCGGCGGCCTTTCTTTTTGCGCTTGCCGTCGTCGTCCAGATCGCCCGCATCCAGACCACTGCCGCCCCCGCCACCACCCACCACAATGACCTTTTGCGGGATGTTCGGATTCCCCATCAGCGACGACCCGCGCCCGATATTCAGCAGCCCCTTGGCGATCTTGAAGCCGCTCATGGCGCTCTGAAAGGCGATCACTGCCGCCACGGCCGAGCCGATCCCCATCACCAGCTTGGGCGACTCATCCGACAGCTTGCTCAGGCCCTGGGCGACGTAGCTCAGGCCGGACGCCACCGCATCAGTCACCGGCCGCATCGCGTCGCCGATCGCGCGCATGCTGTCGTCCATGCCCTGGGCCATTTCCGCCCACTTCTGCGCCGACGACTGCCGGCGTTCCTCCAGGTTCTTGTCCAGAATCCCCGTGGCGCTGGCCGAGTCCTTTTTGAGCTTGGTGTACAGTTCCTTGTTCTGCATGAACGCCGTCAGTGCCCCCTTCACCTGCATGTCGGCGAACAGATCGCCGGTGCGCAAGGCTTTCTCCAGCGACTCAATCATGGCCTTGGCTTTTTCTGGATCGGCCTCTTTGCTGATCTGGGCCGTGGCTTCCGCCATGGCGGCGGCCTTCTTCGGATCGGTCGCGGCGATGTACTTTTGCGCCAGATCAAAGCTCGATTCCAGCGTGGACTTGCCATTTTGCAGGCCGGTGTTCATCGACGCCTGATAGTCGATCCCGGCCTTTTTGTAGGC